TCTGTAAACTGTTTCATTATCTGACCGATAATTTCAGGTTTAATTTTTGGATCCTTATCTTCAGGATTAGAGAACACACCTGTAGCATAAGTCTGTCTAGGTATATCTATGACAGCTTCATCTTGTTGCTTGTCTTTTAAATATTTAAATAAGTAATCTTTAAATCCTATGCTCATATTCTTTTCTTTGTTTCTAGTTCTCTTTTAATCCACGACATTGCAATTTGTGTTTCTGGTTTAGTTCTTAATCTACTTCTAATAAATTTTGAAGCAGTATTTAAAGTTTGTGTAACTAATTCTTTATCATCTTTATTATTATCTACAATTAACATTTTACTATGTCCAAATACTTTTTGAAATGCTCCCATATTTGCCTGAACACCTTTCCAACTTTTCTGTACTATGTATTCAGGTATTGATCTACTTCTAGTTCTATTTCTTTCTAACGCAACATCTAAACTTGTATTAACAAATACCATATAACAATCGTAACCTATTGCCTTTAATAAATTAACTTGTCTTTGTATAACTGAATAATCTCTTGCTGTACTATCTATAATCATACCAAGTCTACCTTTTAAGTATTGATCTAATTGTTTACCTACAAATGCCTTTGCACCTTTTCTAATTATATCTCTAAAGTATGATTCTTCGTCTGGCATTTTTAATGATAAATTTGCTTTTCTTAAATCTCTTTCAAACTTTATATCACTATTAACAAGTTTTAATCCTGTGCCTGCAAACGCACTTGAAGTTACAAATGTTTTACCTGAACCAGGTCCACCTGCAAGAAAAAATGCTTTGAATATACCAGGATCATAAACACCTTCATTAATATATTCTCTAACTTCTTGTAAAGTTTTTTTCATTATCCTTTTACCCAATCTTTAGCAATTGTAAAGTTTGCTCTACTAAATTCTAATCTATCTACTAGTTTAACTGCACCTGCTTTTCTATCTACTGCAACAAATCCTTCTGGATTAGTTACTCTATATCCATTAGGCGTTCTTATAAAATGTCCTATACTTTGTATCTGCGATAGTTTTTGTATAAGAAAATTCTTTGCATTACCTAAACTCACGTGACTCGCAATTGCAAAATATAAAGCACTTCTATTTTTATCTATAAATTGTAGACCATCTCTTTTTGCTTTAATAAATTTATCTTTACCTTTAGGTGTTTTTCTATCAGAAATTTCTGCTGTTAAAATTTGATCGTAATAATCTCTAAACATATCTTGTAAAGTTTTAACTTTTGCCATAGAAGAACCTTGACTATTTTTTATGTAGTAATTAAAAAATGACTTTAATCTAAACCCTACTGATATAGGATCATTTGATTTCATTACATTTAATAAAGGCGCTGCCTTTGATAAAGAACCTTCTGCCATTCTTATTAGTCCGTCAAATCTTGCTAACTCTCCAGATGTAAATGTAGATGAACCAGATGTATCGGTATAGCCTGCACTTGCCAAATAGACTGCTGTTGATCCTGTCTTACCACTAACTGTACCAAACCCAGCAGTTAAAGATGACATACTCTTACCTGTGTAGTAAGTATGAAATACAATACCTAATCTTGCTCTGCTAATTCTTCTACCTAAAGAAGATGATAATGGTACTGCATATGTAATAGTGTTAGGTGTAAAAGTTATCATTCTTTCACCATCAATGTTTGCTACTTTAGTATCGCCTTTTGTAAATAGTAAATCACCTTGGTAGATACCTGTAATACGTAATCTTTTTAATTCTTTTAAACAGACATTTAATTTTTGTGCAACAGGACCAGAGTGATTACTTGCAATGTCGCCAGGTGTGTAATTGATTTTAGGTGTTTTGTTGAAGACTGATTTTGTGCCGACAAAGAATTTGCCGTTCTCAGGATTTCTACCTGCAACAATAGCAGGAGCGCCGTCCCATTTAACAGACATATTAACTCGTCCGCTAGCAGAACCAGCTAACATATTTCTAACTGACTTTAAAAAATTTACTGCATTACGACCACCATCTGAACCACGATTAATTATATCGTCTTCTAGGTGTTCTAAATGCGTATTCTTTTCTGTGGTAATAAAACCTTTAAAACTAAACATCTCTCTCCAATTTGTTCCATTAATATAATAATCACATTTTCCATATAAATCAACTAATACTATTTATAATACTTTATCTCTAGTATATCTTAATAAAGAAACCGTTAGAATCATCTATTTTTTTAGCACCGTTTATCATCTTATTCATAATACTAGATAAGTCTTTTTTGTTTTTTATAAAAAAGCACATTATTTTTAAACCTTGAATTTTCATAACCATATTTTCAGCAACATCCATATTTGCTTTTGCAACATCAATTATTTTAACAAACTCTTTATAACTTAATTTTTTTTCATTAAAAACTTTTGAGTCTTTAATAACGGTTTCATACATCTTATAAGTTTCTTTACATTTATTTTCATCAAAATCTGAAAATGGTTTACCTGCACCAAAATATCTTATACTACTTATTCTAGCATCCTTGTATTGACTCATAACACTATCAACTACTTTTGTAGGAATTTTTCCTAAACGTCCTCCTGTTGGTGTACCATCGGATGTTATTTCAGTTTGTGCAGTACCATAACCGTGAGGAAATCCTCTAACTTGTAAATTAATTTGTTTTTTTGTGTCTTTATTATTAAAGGTAAACAAACCTATTTCTTTACCTTCGGGAGTTAAATTACAATTAAATTTTGCTATTTCAATATCGTAATCTGACACTTTAGTTTGACCTGGTACATTTGTATAATCTACATTTGCTTTTTCTGAAATCAATTGTTTAAGAGAAATAGGATAAAGCACTTTCTTCTTATAGAGTTTATACAATTTATCGTTAAACATATTAATTAATCCATCTGAAACAGAATAAGTATCTATTATTTTTTTCAAATCATTAATTATTTTCACTCTTGCATTTTTACTAATTATATAAACATCTGCAGGATTCCAAGAATCTTGTTTTGATATATTTGCTTTATTTAAAAATGCTTTAATAGTAGTTCCGAAATTTGATTTATCGGTAGCATCGTGGATAATATCAAAATTATTTAATGACCCTACAATCTTTTTAACTGCTGGGCGTGTGTATTGAAATGTATTATACCAATCTGCGAAAGCGTCTGGATTATCTTTGAATATAGATTGTCCTGTATCTTTAGCATTTTCAATATTTTTTCGTAAAGACATTACGGTAGCTAACTCACCTGCGTCTGCTAGTTTTTTACCTAAAGCATTCCTTGATTGACCACCCATACCTGAAAATGGTGCTTTATCAATATCTGTAAATGTAAAATAGTTTTTACCATCAACAAATATAGGAGCGTACCTATTGTTAGGATAAAGTATTTTACTATACTTTTGAAAATTTGATTGTACTTTTTCTAACATATCAATATCTTTAGTCTTTTTAAATGAATAAGACTTGCCATCTTTTACTTTAATTTTTGTGCCTTTTTTAATTTTGGCAACGATGGATATGATATATTTTGATTTAGGTAAATCTGCCTTGCTAAATAATGCCATAGTTCTCTCTCTATAACATATTTATAAGAGGTTGTCAAGCCTTGATCCAGAACATTTTAGGTATACCACCAGAGAGTTTCCAGACTTGATTCTTATTCTGAAAGTCTGCTAGTTTCTGTGCGTCTTCTTCAAAAAAGTATTCAGCAATAGTATTCTTTGTTGGTTGTTCTACTACTTGCCATAGTATCTTACGACCTTTCTTTTTCATCTTTACTTTGTAAGATAGATCGTTGTACTCTTTATCTGATTTAGGTTTTCTATCACCTTTATGAAACCTTACTTTTTGTTTTTTAGGCATATTATTTCCAATAGGTATTAAATCCTAATATTATTCTTTCTTCACTTTTGTTTATAGTTGTTCCTGAGCCGTGCATTAGGAAACTTGGCCACATTAACATTAATCCTTTTGTAGGAGTAATCTCTTTTGTTTCACCTTCCATAGAAGTAGGATTTTGAAATACTAATTTGCTACTATTATTATCTACTTTTAAATATATTATACCTGATATAATTGATTGAGGATGTTTATGATATTTAAGTTTACTATCTGGTCCTTGTATTGTACACCAAGATTGTGATACTCTTTGATTTTTTACAAAACAATTTTCCTCAATTCTTTTTTGTATATCAGGATGATAATCTAAAGTTTCTGCTTCGTTTTCGCCCATTGTAGTATATGCTTTGCCTTCAAGGTAATCATACTCTCTTAATTTACCTTTGTATAAACTTTTTATAACAGCATTTATATCTTCATCATTTAAAAAATTAGGAAACTCGTGGTAGTCTATTGTGAATAATGTTTTTTTCATACTTTAAAATCTGAAAATTTATCGTAAGGGTTTTCTATTTTAAGATCAGGTTGTGTTCCTTTATCTACTATGTTTTGTGCTGTATTTTCTACATCATAGAGTTTCATTTTTGCTCTATCTACGCCTATAATAAATGATCTATTAATGCCTGGATCATTATATCTATTCTTTAATTGTTTAACTTTCATTTGACCTAGTTGTTCTAGTTCTTCATTTGATTGTAGAGCAAACATAAAATCAGCAGTTGCAGGCAAACCAAAAGACTCTGCCGTATCTTCTAAACCAATATCAGTTGATACATAACCAGTTCTAGTTGTTTGTGTTGCACTAAAGATTGGCACATTAAACTCAACAGCAAGACCTCTTAATTCTTCAGCAATTGCCTTGATAAAGAAATATGATCCTACATTACCACCTTTAAATCTAGCACTAGTACATATGTTAAGATAATCTATGAATACAACATCTGGTCTAAAACTTTTCTTTAATGATAGTTCATTAAACAATGATCTAAAATGACCTGCGTGAGCAGACGCAGTTGGATATTCTTTGATAATTAATTTACCAGTTGATCTATTTTTTACTTTTAATATTTTAGAATCATACAAGTCTTTAGGTAAAGCGTGTAGATCATCCATAGATACATCTAATAAGTTTGCGTCAATTCTTTCAGCAATTCTTTCTTCAGCCATTTCTAAAGTAATATACAATACATTTAAACCTTGTGCCAAATAAGCACTAGCACAATGACACATAAACAAAGACTTACCTACACCCGTACCTGCAAGAGCAATGTTTAATGTTTTACTTGGTACACCACCTTTTGTAATTCTGTTGAA